AAATGAAAAAGGACTACAGCATGGCTTTTGAAGAAGAAATTTTATCAGAGCAAATTAAGTGTGACGCGTTCTATCATGAAGATGGAAAAGTTAAAGGCATCGCTCAACTCGCAGTTGATAAGGGGTGGAACAGTTTATCCCCATTACAGCAACGTGTTTTAAATCCTTTCCTGAGCCACCCTTGTGAGGGTGTAACGGATCCGGGCGGACACCATAATGGCTGTGAGGTTGTACTTACCGAAGTCGAGCTTCGTGATGCTTATGAAGAAAAAGCCCAACACGACTCTCTGCTATGTCAGAACTGCCGCGATGAAGCGGATGATATCGCTGCACACCGTGAGCGTTTTTTCAGAGAATAATAAATAAAGTAAATAGGGCTAACTTCAGCCCTATTTAACATAATGGTCATTTCCCGCCCTGCCGGATCAGCACTCCCCTTGGTATCACTCTGGAAGGCTTATTTCTTCAAAGGTTCATCGCAAAGTAGCCGAAAACGGACTGCATAAAAGGCGCATACAATCGGCCTGAAAATGCATAGCTCCAAAACATGTCGAGATGACTGTTTCTGGCAGTTATCCCATCATTTTGCGATAGAGCTCGGCGGCTTCATCTGGGGTCAGATTTGTTGTCTCAGTCTGAATCGGCCCGCCATCAGGACCACTGATTTCGGTTTTGCTTTTCAGCATACCAAGATGCTGTGCAACCATCTTGAGCGCGTCATCCTGATTGCGCATGATGATCTCCATCCCGAACTTGCCCTCTTTAATGCCGGCGAACAACCGGCGGGCAGCGCCAGTAGCATCACGCGTATCATGGAAAACAGGACGACTGAGGCCGAGACCGTTGCAACGCGGGCACTCCGGGTTTGGATCGACCTGCGCATCATACCCGTAGCCGCCTGAATCATTCGGCTCACGATGTTTGCGCTCAATGGCCTCCAGCCGCTTTTCCTCAAGCTCCACCATGTCACGCCACTGGTAGTTATGGCCGAAGCCCCAGCAATAGCGGCAACAATATCGGTGAAGTTCGGTAAGCTGCGTTGCATCGGCGGTCGCGATATCCCACCACCACTGCAGCACTGAATCCTGTGAAATCCGTGTGCGCTTTGCGCGGGCGTCCATTGCATCCTGTACAGCGCGACTCACCTTAGCATTTCTTAGCATACGCGATGCGTTGACGTAGGCTGTATTGCCCTCCCCCTTGTAACCAGCCCGTTTGTAAGCAGCAGTACGGTTAAGGTCGATGAGGTATTCTTCAATAAAGCTGATTTGCTGCTCTGTCAGGCCATAAGTGCGCAAATCAAAATCCTGCGCACTATCCTGCGCATCACTTTTATCAGGCACCTGAGCAGTGTTAGTTTTGCGCACATCAACATTGTCCTGGTGCGCAGAATTTTGCGCAGGGGTCTTTTTAATGTAACGACGCGCAGATGAATAGTTCAGCCCCTGCGCTTCGCACCAATCTTTCGGCGATATACCGCTTTTGGCATGCTCGGACAGGAACCGACTCTGAAGGACTCCCCAGTCAGGCTTCGCCATATTGAACCTTTGCGTAATTAATTTTTATTTACGACAATAAAGACTCGACTTAATAAGAGTCTTTCAAGCACTACTCAGAACTCAACTCAAAAGGTTAAAGAAAATGAATGAACTTCAATTTATCGGTGAATGGATTGCTGAACGTCATGCTTTATCAATTATTTCTGGAATAATTTCCGCTGGTTTTTGGGTTATGTCCGCAACTGCAAAAGCTGAGCCTAATCCCGCTAGGGTTGAGTTGACTTACCCAAACCCCCACGATAACGTAGATTTACACCAATACTTCATGACCGTAAAAGTTCAGTCAAAGTATAATTCAATAGCAGCATTTGCTGCTGCAGTAACTATTTTATGTCAGGTGGTAGGTTGGTAAAATCATCAGACGCATCAAAAATGCGTCTGATTATTCTGTAAGCTCACTTCATCTTTGCTGCTACACAAATCATTAATCTAAAGTACAACCCGCTGTCCCTCATGATTAGGAGAAGATACGATCCCTTGCATTTCCATTTGTTCAACTATAAGTGCAGCGCGGTTATAGCCAATACGCAAATGTCGTTGAATACCTGAAATCGAAGCACGACGTTGGTTTACTACATACCCAACCGCCTGATCAAAAAGTGGGTCAAGCTCATCACTTAGCGCTGCCGACAAAACCCAGGGTTCATTTTCTTCTCGAAAAGCAGGCATAGGTTGGCAACTAATTAAAACAAAATACCTTTTCTCAACATTGCGAGACTCAGCCAGCTGTTCAAGGTAATCACAGGCTTCAATATCTATATCTAATGGATTCGTGACATTTATAAAATGAAATCCCTTTTCTATAAGAGTCCACTGTCTCGAATATTGCTCCCACACAAGATGAAATTTCATATAAACCCCTTCTTAGATAAGGAGTTAAATATACACTATAAGGAGCAATCGTAAATGCGGCCTGCAATGATTACGCCAGCTTTTTAGCTAGTGCTGCCACATCGTTGAAAACCGCGTCAACGTCATGGCCAGCCACTTTCAGCAGCTCTTTTACTTTCGCCAGTACGGCATCAGTATTGTCGGTTGCCGTGGTGGTCGGCTGGGTGGTTGTTGCAGTGGTTCCGTCATACAATGGTTCAGACATCTTTGCTTCCTCTCTCTGGGGTAAATCCCTGTTGTATGGCAACAGGGCATCATTTAAGACTTTTTTGAAGCATCACTTTTCGCCTCTTCCGGCTGGGCAAGATGCCGCTGGTACATTTTGTCCGCCAGTTCCTGCAGCTCTTTTGAGTGCTGGGCCAGAATCTGGCGCCAGCCTTCACGGATAGTGGTAGATTCGGATTCTGCTTTAACCGGGCTGTTCTTCCAGCGGAACAGGCCCACCAGCCAGCCAGCGGCGAAACTAGTGGCCAGTGCCACCAGCGCCCAGATAATCAGGGTCGTAGTCGTATACATGCGTTATTTACCTTGTCGGGACAGTTCAATTTTCCGGATCGCTGCTTTGTCGCTGTTGCAGTTCTCCAGCGCGGTCAGCAGGCGTTCGTTAAGTTCGAGGCTTGATCCCCACGTCAGCGGATCGGGGATCAGCGGAATTGGGCAGTCAGCGGTCAGGCTGGCCGGAATGGGTACCGGTGGCACCTGAACTAATCTGGTTGCGGTGCTGGCGCAGCTGCTGAGCAGCGGCAGCAGGAACAGGCAGAGCAGCGCACTTATCGCTCTCCACTGCCTGACGGATGATGACAATGCGGTTTTCGCTGCTGGCGCTGGCCTGCTGCTGATCCCGCTGAGTGGATGCTGCGATGTCATTAAACAGCCGGACGGCAGCAACAACATTTGCGGTGATGGCTTCGGCTGATTTCTGCTGTTGCACGGCGGCATCGCGTTCTTTCTCCACAGAAAGGGTTGTGTCACGGTAGTGCGCAGCGGTGAGCAGCAGTCCGGCGATGAGCACCACCAGCAGGAGCGCCAGCGCAGTGCGCCAGTTATTCAGGAGCAGAGTCATTTATCCAGCCCCCAGCAGGCCAGCGCTGATTCCTGATCGCGGCGCTCAACCTGACCAAAACAGTTATTTGACCGGATGCGACAGTCTTTACCACCATCAAATATCCATCTGCGTATTTCAGCGCATGCACCCGGACGATCACCGTTGTTTAGCTTCCGAAAGAATGTTGAAGGCATGCATTTTCCGGGGCCGATATTCCATGGACAGAACGACGCTATACCTACCTTCTGTGGGCTGATAAGAGGCACTCGGACATTTCTGTCCACCCACGTAAGAGCCTTTGCCTGTTCAGCAGCATCGATACGGTCACATTGTACGCGAGTGAGCCTCATGCCCCTAACAACAGGCTTTCCGTTAACTCGCGTCACTCCGCCACAGATTGTCCATACTCCACCCTGATCAGCATAAGCCGTCAGACTTGACCCTTCTTTTTCTGACTGGAACTGCTTCATCAAAACCGGTGCAGATGCACCTGCTGCTATGAGCGTCAGCATGGCGGCACTCAGTCGGTTACGCAGCTGAGGTGAAATTGCCATTGTCAGTCCTTAGCGGAATCCAGCACCCGGTTGATGCCCTGAATCACTTCCGGCGATTTGTGCATAGCCGGGGTGTCATTCGAACCTTTGAGGTAGTCGAGAACGGCCTGGGCACGCTCGCGATCCAGATCAAGCCTGACCCGTTCGTTCTGCCGATCCTCTTCAATCTTCAGGCGTTCTTCTTCAATCTGCTGGCGCTTGAGCTTTTCAGTCCGCCGCTTGTCCAGGTAGCCGAACAGCGCGATTACGGCACCAGCAACAGCCGTTGCCATATAAACGCGATCAAGCGTCGCTAGCCCGGCCAGACTCGAAAGGAGGGTCATCAGGGATCCGCCGTTAATTGCGGTGTCAGCGTGTTGGTTCATTCGTATCATTCCTGCCTCCAGGGATTAGGAGGCTTGCTCTTTAGGATTTTTCCATGATGTGCTCAGAGCAGGCCGGGTTAAGATTTGCACAACAGGTTTATTCCCGGCATAGGAATGAATCCGCGCTAAGACACAAGTGAATTTAACCCGCCAATGAGCGGGTATTTTTTAGGAAAATGCGCTCAGCCCCTTCACGGCAGGATGTGTGTGATAATTGATGGGCTGGCGCAAAACGAAAAAGGCCGCACAGAGGCGACCTTTGAAATTAGTTTAGTGACGTTACTTATCCGCGACAGGGGATGCCGCGCCTTTTATCCCCGGTAGAGGATACAAATAAAAAACGCCCTCGCAGTTAGTAAGACCGCCGGGCGCTTTGACTATCACAAATCAGCAACTGACCGGATTATTGGCTGATTAACAGCACGCAGAAATCCCATCATTGGCGTGATATTGGGCTATTTTATTCACGCCGTCAATACGTAGGATTAATCCTAAGCAAGTTTTTCCCATATTTCGCTGCTGCCGGTCACTCTGGAAAGCATGGTGTCTGCGTGTGACTCCTCTTTATGGCATTGAATTATCAGCAATTCATAGAAAGGCTTGAAGCCGCGAGACCATGTTGGCTGAGATATAGACATCACCGCATAACCAGCGGCCCGGCGTACAGCCTCGCCCGGAATACGAGCATAGCCACGGCCAGAGCATTTCGGACAGGTTTTGGTTACCGGAACGCCCTGCAGTTTGCTCTGTTCTTCGTCCAGAACAACCCCTTTACCGTGACAGCGGCACGCATTACTTATCACCCCTTTTCCCCCACATGATTTGCAGAAGACATGCTGAATCTCCCTGACCTCTCGCTTTATCTCATATTCAGACGGAATAACCTTCATCCCCCATTTAAGGGATGTCCTCAAAATTTCCTGTGCTGCGGGAGGGGTGTGCGACTTCGTGCTGAACACTTCCGCCTCAATAAACCCGGTACCGCTGCAACAGGTGCATGGCCGGGTGCTGGCCGCGCTGCGTGTGTAATCCTGATAGGCGAACGTTGCGAGCAGTTGCACCAGGCTGCGCTTAATATCTTCATCGAGTTCGGCGATCGCCCGGTAGCGCACAGCCTGACCCATCCCAAAATCAGTAAGCATCTCCACGGCACGGTCACTGGTTGTAATGCCGTGTTTGGAAAGAAACAGCTCAAATCCAAAGCGTGCTTGTGCTTCGGTAAGACCAAAGGATGCCATCACATCCGTAATGGTCAGGCTGTCACTGGCCGTTGCTGGTGGAGAATCGCTTAGCTGAGGCGACTTTGGTGCAAAAAATTTAATAGCGCTTTCGAGGTTCAATCTGATTCTCCTGTTTTAATTCGGCGTAGGCATATCGGTCAGGCAATTTCTTCGATCCTTATCTGCCCTTTTTCTCCCCATATCTTGGTGATCCGCGCGTCCCAGACAGCGCTGTCATCTTCATAAACAGCATCCATCAATGCCTTATGAAGATTATCGACGTCTGGCTTTTGCTGGTGCGGCCGCCCAATGTGCTCCATGCGCTTTTTCTTACTCCAGCTGTCCGGCATCGGGATGACGAAAGTGATGCGACAGCCACTTACGGGCAATGCAACTCCGCGCAGGCGCACTTCATCGCAGAACGCGCGATAGCGCAGCACGGCCGGACGCTTAGCCCATCTGTCACGCTGAGTCTGCCGGGGTTTTCCCAGCGGCGTGATGTCATAAATTTGAATCAAAATTCTCTCACCTTGTTGTTCGTGTTGCGTGCTGGCCGTTCGCTGGCTAACTGTGCCGCCTCCATCTGATCGATATCTTTGAAGTGGCCGTTCTGGAATTTCTGATATGCAACGCCGCCTGGTCCGTGGCGGTTTTTACCGACAATGATTTCGGCAATGCTGGCGGCCGGGCTGTCTGGGTTGTAAACGCCATCGCGATAGATGAACCAGATTCCGTCTGCGTCCTGCTCAATGCTGCCGCTGTCTCGCAGATCGGCACTTAAAGGCCTTTTGTTGGGGCGGTCTTCAACCTTGCGGGATAACTGGCTAAGACAGATAACCGGCGTTTTAAGCTCCATTGCCATGGTTTTAAGTCCGCGCGTGATTTCACCGATCGCCAGGTCGTTTCGCTCTGCTGATGGTTTTTTAATGAGACCCAGATAGTCAGCCATGATGAGTGAAAGCCCGGGATACATGCGTTTGTGACGTGTGGCCACTGCGCGGATCTGCTCAATGCTCAGGTTGGTGGCATCCACAACCCACACGTCAAGATTTGCCAGCTGGCCGATACCCATCGAAATGCGGCCCCAGTCCTCATCATCAAGGTGCGCGGCCTTACGCAGCATGGACACTGACACGTTCGAGGCATTAGCCAGCTGACGCTCCACGATCTGCTGCGCCTGCATTTCCATGCTGAAGATCAGCACGCCGCGCTTCGCTTTTTCCGTACCGAGCGTGACGGTGCGCTGTGCAACGGCTTCAGCTATCTTGAGCGCCAGCTCTGTTTTACCCATGCCGGGACGTGCTGCGATGATGATCAGGTCGGTGTCGTTGAGACCGCCGGTGATGTCGTCGAGTGGTTCAATACCTGTTTTGACCGTAGAAGACTCATCGCCATCGCTGACGCGCTTTTCCAGCGTGTCCATGTAACCATCCAGTAATTCGCTGACCCGGACCGGCACGACTTCATCATCAGGACGGCTGATATTCATCAGTTGGCGGGTAAAATCGTCGATGCTTTCCATGGCTGCGTCATGGTTATGCGCCGTTGTGATCCTGTCGTAATGGCTCTCCATCAATTTTGCGAAATTGCGGATCATGAATTTTTCATTCAGGCTTTTTGCATAGCCCTTAAGATTCGCCGCGCTGGGCACCGATTTAACGGTTTCCATGACGTCCGAAAAGATGCCCGGCTCGCTCCCCATGGCTTCAGCCACCAGCAGCGCATCGATCATTTTTTTCTGGTTAGCCTGACGTCTGATTTCGCTGTACAGCCGCGAATAAAAAGAGTTGCTGAACGCCGCCGGTTCTATTGTGGCCAGCACATCGTAAGCATCCGGAGTCAGCCCGGAATGAAGCAGACAGCCAATCACACTCGACTCAAGGTACAGTTCGCTCACAGTGAACCCTCCCGGACTTTGCGCAGTGTTTCAGGCTTCATCAGGTAATCGAAGCTGGCGCGCCAGCCGGTGCCATCCGGACCTCCAAAATGAAATTCACGGGCGTCGGTCATAAAAGCGCTGAAATATGAGCGAAAGGCTTCAACTGATTTTTTCGACATATGGGCCATCAGACCATGAATTGCATTCTCCCGATCCCGGTCCAGTTCGGCAGCGGCCAGTCGCCCATCAGTGATTTCGTTCCAGGCGTCCACCACGGCGCCGCAGTCAATATCGACGGCGGAATGGCTCCATGCTGTTGCATCTGCCAGGTAACCATCGAATCGGTTCACGCGGCAGATGTTCGCTGGTTTGGCTACAGTCCCGTTCCGGCGCGTCCAGGTCTGGACAACCCAGCGGATCACCAGCTGAAGATCCGCTACCGTGTATGCGTCACGGGCAGAGCGTTCAGTCAGTAAAACTGCAAAGGCTTCTGCAGAGCGGCAGGCAGTTCCTGTGATCTCGTTGTAATACTCCAGGACCTGTTTTGCCTGTGACAAAACTTCCTCTGAAAATTCCCCCTTGGGGGCTTTAGGGGGATCTGTTTTTAATGTCTTTGAAA